AGGGTCAGCGGGTTGATAGTGCTGATCAGCGCCCGGCCGGCGTTGGCCCAACCGCCGAAACTGTCCTTGATCTGCCCACCTTGCTGCACCGCCACCAGCCACACTGGCATGCCGCTGGCCAGGCTGGTGGTGATGTCGGTGATCTGCATCGGCAGTTGGCGCATGGCCTGTTGGTACTGGCCGGCGCTGATTGCACCTGCACGCAGCGTGTCGGATGCACCGGTTACGGCCACACGCTGCGCCTGCAGCTTAGTGTTGAACTCGTCGAACGTATCGAGATCGATGCGGCCGCTGGCGCGTGCGCGGCGCAGCTGCTGCTCCATGTTGTCCAGCTCGTCCAGCTTGCGGATAACAGGGTCGATTTTGCCGAGCAGCTGCTGCAGCTCCTGGCCTTCTTTCTCAAAGGCCAGGGCAGCCTGTCTGGCCGCTTCGGCAGCCTGCAGATCAGCCTGGGCCTTTTGCTCGGCGGCGCGCTCGCTGGCGTGGTACGCGCTCATCGAGGCGTTTTGTGCGGCGATGGTTTCGCGGAAGCCCGCGTCACGCTGTTTGGCTACGCCTTCCTGGCGCTGGTAGCTGGCGGTGAGTTCGTCCTCGGCCGCGCGCTGCGCCAGGCTGGCCTCGACCACATTACGGATGCGTGCCGCCTGCTGGTCGGCGGTTTCGCCCACCTGGTTGAGTTGGCTGCTCGATGTAGCGGCTGCGGCGCCGACCTCCTCGACAGCCTGCGCCAGGCCCTGCAGCTCGCGCTGACCTTGTTCCAGGTCAGTGCGCAGGCGTAGCGCAAACTCGATATCACCGCGGTTATTCATTGGCCGGCATCCAGCTGGTAGGGATGCCGCCATCCTCGCGCGCGCGCGGGCTGAGGTAATTTTGACCGGGCAAAAATAAACCGCCCGAAGGCGGTTTGAGACAGGCACCAGGGCGCGACCCCTGCTTATTTCCCGTACGTCATTTCAGGTATTGGCCGGATAAACCGGCCCAGGAGGTTCGACGGGGCTTTACTCATCCTAACGTTGCACCGCGCTTGCGGACGCCTGGATCAACTGGTCAGCGTCTTGAGGTGCTCCTGTGCAGCTTCGGCACCTGCTTGCGCCTTGTTCAGGTCTATCAGTGCCTCGGCGCGCTCGTATTTACGGGCGCGGATCTCAGCGTCGAATAACAGCAGGATCTGGCGCCGCGTCAGCTGGCCGATTGACTCGATGTCCCCGTATCCGCCCCGGATGAGGCGGGCGTAGATGTCTGCCCAGCGAGGTGTTTTGCCACCGCGCGCTCGCCCGCTATCCGGTCGCGGACGCAACGCCAGAAAAAAGGGCCGTTAGCGATCCACCATTTCATCAGCAGGGTGTGGCCCTCCTGATGGTCTTTAAGGGTCGCCAGCTCCTGCGGGTCCACGTCGAGAGAGATGGCCATCGCGCTGGTGATCAGGTCGGTGTGCTTGCCAATCAGCGCGAGGATCTCGTGCAGCGCTGGCGTGGTACCGGCCACGGTCATTGCGTAGAGGCCGTCGAGGAACGGCTGCAACTCGGCCTGCAGCTTGAGCCCCTCGATAAACCCATATTCACGCACCACCACCTGGCGACCATTCAGCGTGGCCTCCAGGTTGGGGTGCAGTACGTTCAGGTCATCAGCGCCCTCGGCCGCAGCCGGCTCGGGGGCGGTGATCACGCCTTGTTTACGTTTGGCCATGGTCAGGCTGCCAATTCAACAAAGCGGCCGAACTGACCCAGGTTGCCGTTGGCCGGTTTGGTGGTGTCGAGCAGCGTGTTGAAGGCGACCGGCGAGCTGGCCAACTGGTTGCCGCTGGTGATCAGCGCCAATTGCTGCAGCAGGCCTGCGCTGACCTTGTACAGCTCGACCAAAATCGGTGCCTCGTTTTCGGCCAGGTTGATGCCCTTGTACTTGAGCGCGTAGTTCTTACGCGAACCGGCCAGCAATGCTGCCGTTTTGGTTGCACCGTGCGAATACGCAGCCAGCAGCGGCTGTGTCGGTGCGGGGGTCGTTGGCAGCGCCAGGATCTCCAAATCACCAAACACGTCGTACTCGTAGTGAGTGCCCCGCACCAGGGTGGCTGGCGTAGGCGTGGCGCTGTCAGTGAGCACCAGGGCGCTGACGTTCATGTGATCCAGCGTGATGATGTCGCCGTTGGCCACTGGGTTAGGCAGGTCCTCACCGGTGACTGTGCCGGTAACTTGCTCGCTCATTTTCGAGCGGGTGAAACGCCCTACGTTGTCCACATCGAGCTGATGCAGTGTCGCGTTCCAGGTCATACCCAGTTCGCGGGAAAAGTCGCGCACCAGGGCGTTGGTACCGCTGAACGACTCGCGGTGCTGAACTGGCGTTTCGCTGCCCTGGCCACTCAGCTCAGACACGTCACCCAACCACACCCACGGTCCCAGGCTGCCGTCAGCGAGGATCTCGGCGATCCACAATTTGCCTTGTCCGAAATAGTATTTCTCACTCATGTTGCACCTCGTTACTCAGCAGCTGCGGCGGCAGCGTCGGTGGTAGTTGGCGTGGCGATCACCGCCAGGCCACGCAAAAACGCGCGCTCCGGTGCGGTCACTTCAATGGTCTTGCCCACCTCCAGCAGCTCGCCGCGATGGGTGTGGGGCTTGAGCAGCTTTTCCTTGAACAGTTCGGCTTTGGCTGCGGGTTTGGCGTTTTCTGCTGGCTTGCTCACGGGTTGCCCCCTAGTACATGGGTGGTGGAATAAACGTCGATCCAGAGCACGCGCTCCTGATCACTGTCGAGTACTTGGCCCTTGAGCCAGATGCACTCTTTCCAGTTGCCTGGCGTCCAGCCGATCAGCGCTTCACGCGCCATGCCGGCAAAAATAGTGGCCTCATCCTTCGCGGCTTCGGCATGCGGGTCACGGTAGTTGCGGGTGCAGATCACCACGCCAAACACTGCCGATGCCGCCGCTTTACGGCGTGGCTGTGGGCTGTCTGCAGACGGGTTGCTCTCGGCAGCCAGCACCACGTAACAGGTGCCAGTGCGGAAGCCCTGCAGGCCCTTGACCGTGTGGTAGGCGGCTGCGCCGTTGACCTCCTCAAACAAGGGAACCTGGTCACGCAGGCGCTGCTCGATGAGCGAGGTATCCAGCGGTGCGAAGCCCATCAGAAAGCCCGCCGACTGGTACGGTCGAACACGCTAGGCGCGGACTCAAAGCGCACGTCGAGCTGGTTGGGGTTGCTGGTGATCGGGTCTTCGGCGCCCAGGCTGAACTCACCTTTAACGATCAACGCCAGGAACTTGAGCGCGTCACGGTAGTTACGAACGATCGGGTCGCTGTCTTCTCTGCCGCCACGGTCTTTGTGCAGCAGGTACCGGGCGATGTCGCGCGTCCAGCCAGTGACCAGGCGCGGTACCGGGCTCAGCGGCAGCGGGTAACTGCGCTTGGCCAATGAGCCGTCGATGATGCTTTCTGCCTCGGTGACGGCATCCTGAATACGTTGCAGGGCATCATCCGCCACGGCGACCTGGTCGGCCTGCCAGGCGCTGCGGTCGCCACCGCGCAGGGTGGCCTCCATCAACGCGGTGGCCACCTGGTGCGCGCCTTCTTTAGTGGCCACTTGGGCCAGCTCACGCGCACCAGGGCGCTCGGCCAGGTCGTCGGGGGTGATGTACTGCATGGCTATTGCACCTCGACCTGGCCACCGAAGATGCCGCGCTCAACCTTGAGGTTGGGTTCGTTCTCCAGCTGCTCGATCTGCGCGGGCGTCAGCGCATCCAGGGCAATGGCAAACCCCTCACGGGTGAAGCGGAAGCCACACCGGCGGAAGCCCTGCTCAGGTACAGCGGTGATCCACAGGCCTTCGACGTCGCCGTCGTCGTCCAGGGCCGAATCATCGACGGTATCAGTGGGCTCGCCACCTGCCGACAGCACAGCCGGCACCTCCGAATCAGCCAGGGACGCAGACTTAGCGACGCCGCCCTGCAGTTCACTCAATGCGCTCGCCAGCGGGTCATCACCGCCCGATACACCGGCTGGATACGACAGCGGCTCAATGCCCACCGCCTGCTCGATCTGCAAAACCAGTTGGTCAGGTGGCAACAGGTCGTAGTCGCCGATCACCAGGAACTGGCCGAGCTGACGCAGCAGCGGCTCGTCCAGCTCGGCAAGCGGTAGCACGTCAACGCCGCCCGCTTTCAGCGCCTCGATGTACTGAGCCGCTGGCAGGCCGCCAACAATCAAAACAATCGGGGCATCCGGCCCCTTAGCACCGCCCTCCAGGGCGGCTGTTGCTTCGCTCACGGTTAGTGCGGTGTCACCTGGCGGCGCGCTCGCAATCGTCGCCGCGTTGTCGGTAGTAGCCGCCGGCTGGTGGCCCAGCTGTTCGGCGGTGGCAGAGGCAGCCGCAGGGGCTGCCTTGGCTGCTCCTTTGGCCGGCGCCTTGGGGGCGGCGGTGCTTGATTTACGAGCCATGCAACCCCCTTACAGCCACGGCGTGACGAGCACGTCCACAGCGTTGCGGTTGATGTTGGTGGTGCCGTCGATCTGCTCGGCGTTGATGATCTGCAAAGCCTTGGCACGCAAGGTCGGCGGAACCACCAGCATGGTCGGCTTAATGCCCAGCTTTTTGCCCTTGTCGCCGGTCATATCCTGCATCGCAGCCATGGCCAGGTTGAAGTTCTCGCTGGTCAGCTCTTGCTTGGAGGCATACGCCAACTGCCAGAGGCCATAGCCCACGTTCAGGCGCGCATCCGTGCCGTACACGAACTCTTTACGCATGAACACGTTTTCGTCGCGGTCCTGGTCCAGTGCCACAAAGTTGTAGTTTTTGCGGCGCTGCAGGATCAGCGGCTTCATCACGCGGCCGGTGTCCATCAGGTACCAAGCTGCGCCCGAGCCGCCCTGGAAGTTGCTCACGCTGACTTCTGCACCGGCTTCATTGACCACGGGGTGATCGGTGTCGAAGAAGAACTGGCCGTCGTAGCACAGGCGGCTGAAACCGGCGGTGAGCATCTCGTACACCAGCAGCGCTGGGTGGTTGGCCGCGTCCTGGCCGAGCTGCGCCATCATCGGGCCGAACACGCCGAACGTGTCGTCTTCGATGGTCTCGCGGGGCACGCCCACGGTGTTCTCGAAGGTTTTGTTCTTGATGGTGTAGTCGTGCAGTTTCAGGTTCTGGATGATTCGATCACCCAGCCACTCGCGAAACGCCGTGGTGCTACCCAACCAAGGGTAGGTTTCCTGGCCGGTGGTGGACGGCACGTCCATCACGAACGGGGTGAAATCCGGGGTGATACCGGCGAACGCATTCTGGAACGCGGCTTTGTAGCCGGTGAACAGTGCCCGCAGGTTTTGCTGATTAATGATCATCGGGTGTCGCTCCTTTAAATCTCGATCCAGACGCCCGCGCTATCCACATCGCGGATAACGCCGGCAACCGAGCGGGTGTTGGTGGCAGAGGTTTTGGCAACCGTCTGGTCGTCGACGATGTAGGCACTGGC